GTGAATTTACCTTTGGCTAAATCTTTTGTAAAGTAATTAGATGCAAGTGGTTCAATCGAAGGTGACACTTGACCTAGGATAAAAGATGACGATGTTGTGGGCGCAATGGCGGCGACCGTGAGGTTCCTCAGGCCATATCCTTTCATACCCTCGGGCTCACCATACTTCTGTGCCAGATCTTGAGATGCTTTGACCGATCGTTCTTTTATTGTCTTTGCAATCTCTGCATTCAATAGCATAGCATCAAATGATTCGAATGGTATACCTTTTGATTGTAGATATGAATGCCAACCGAGTTGACCTAAACCTAAGGCTCTCCAACGTACAGCAAAGTTATGTGATGATTCCATGAATTGAATACCACGCGTCTTACGGATATATTCAGTCATGACTGCATCGAGAAACGTGATCATTGTCTCAACAGCATCAGTGAGTTTCCACTCATCATATGTTAATAGATTCATTGATGCAAGGTTGCAAACAAATGATTCGTCATGAGCTGATGGTAATGCAATCTCGGAACAGAGATTAGATGCCCATATTGTACGTTCTTTATCTTTGAGTACTTGAGGCTTATTGTTATTTACAGTATCTTTGAAAAACAAATATGGATAACCAGACTCACGACGCTTACGTAGGACTCTTGCCCATACGTTTCGTTTGTCCGCATCTCCATCAATCATTGATTGCATCCACTCATCGCCAATAGTAACTCCGAGACTGAGATTCTGAATAGTAGAACCTTCTTCTCGTGTATCTAAAAACTCTAAAATGTCTGGTGATTCGATGTCTAGATATACAGCACAAGATCCTCGTCTCACATTACCTTGTGCAATAATATCTACGGTTGTTTCTAAGAGATTTGCAAAATGGACTGGACCGTCTGCCGTACCGCCTGTATTGATTGCAGTTCCACGTGAGCGGAGTGAACCAAGGTAAGCTGATGTACCAGCACCCATTTTTGTTTGCATACCAACCTCAGCAGTTTTGCCTAGGATCGATTCCATTCGATCTTCTACATAAACTCCATTACATGAGATAGGTAAACCTTTTGTCGTACCAAAGTTCGACCATACCGGACTAGAAAGAGAGTAATAACCTCTTGCCATATATGTGCAGAATTTATCTGAAAATTCATAAGAATTTAAAATATCTGCCGCAGCTTCTCCGATATCTCTAATACGTTCTTCGGCGGTCTTATCGCCGTCTATATACCCACGGCTGAGAAATGTGCGTGAGTCATCGTTTAGCCAAAAAAAGTCTTCTTTCATAATATTTCCTTAAAATAAGTCGTCAGCAGATATACCTTGACCTTTTGCATATTCAACAGGCCGCTTCTGAAAGAAGTCAGTCATGTTAGCGCCATATAGTTCTTCGTCAAACCAAAACGTTTCATCTACATGTGCCTGATCATATACAATTTCACTATTGTCAAAGCCAATTTGGTCTAGCGAATCCGCCATACGCTTGGCAATGAATGATTTCAAAATAGGTGCACTTAAACCATCAACTTCATAATCTCCCATGATCCAGTCAATTACTTTACTTTCGGCTTTTAGTGATTCAATACACTCATGTTGAATGCGATCCTGAAGTTCTTGATCGAATAGTTCAGGATATTCTTCACGTAATGTTTGAATTAGTTTGATGCCAACTTGAGCATGTAACATTTCTTCATTACGTGTATATTGTACTTGTTGAGCACAATCTTTCATAACAGCTTTATTACGGTTCATATGCATGATGATATAAAACTGACTGAATAGACTTACGTTCTCAACGAACAATGTGAATAGAATAATAGAATAGACGTATTGCTTCTTGTCATCTTCGTAATGTTTCTCAAGATATTTACGTAGATAATCCACACGCCCACGGATCACCTTCTCATTCAGGTTCTCTTCGAATACGTGTGTTAAATGCAATACTTCTAAAATCTTTTCGTATGCCAAGTTATGGATAACTTCTGAGTTAGCCATGGCATAACCTAAATCTTTAATAGACGGATGAGGTAGATGTTTACCAACGTCTGCCCAAAAACTTTTGACCGCAATCTCAATCTGACCAATAGCAGACATTGTCTTTACTATTACTTCTTGTTCTTCTTTTGTTAAGTCGGTTTTAAATTGAGAATAGTCTGAACGAAAATTAAATTCATCGGGTGTCCAGAACCCTTTCCAGATAGCGTCTATGAACTGCTTCGTCCACGGATAGAGATCTGGTTTGCGTGCGATCTGTTCTTGAAATAGCATGCGATACTCCGTCTAAGCATAAAGGAATTGCTCCCGCAAAATCGGCCGATTAAGCGGCATTCCAGGTTTAAATTGTTTTTGATTTATTGATATTATATATCAGATTGAAGATCTTGTAAACAGCTATATGAGCTATTTTCAGAAAAAAAATTACTATATTTTGTAAAAAAAATTTATTCTTTTTCTTCTACTGTTTCAGGCTCAGTAGGTGTTACAGCTTCTTCGTAATAAGCTATAATAGATTGTTGTTGCTTGATATATCGGCGTAGATCACCTATGCCTAGTGCAAGGTTCTCATAACCCTTAGGAGTTATAGCTATAAAAACTATCTGGCCGGTTTTAGTCTTAACTTCTTCCAGCTTCGCATCTAAGTTTTCTTCTGTGATTACGAACCAATCGACAGGTGGCATTTCAACTTTAGCAGGACGTTCTTGGACCGGTATGGTCTTCTCAACGTACTCAGTCGTTACCACTACCTCCGGCTCCACTGTCCTCCCCAGACACCCCGCTAGAATCAGGGGGCTCACCAGTAGGAGGGGTAGTTTCATTTTCGATACGATTGATGAGCTTTTCGACTGCGTTATCAATTCTATCTTCGAGTCCTTGTGCATTTGTTAATGCCTCCATAGTCAAATCGATTTTAGCAAAGACACCACGTAACTTATTCAAATGTTCATTTGATTGCTGTAGTCTCTTTGATAAATCTCTGTTTAGTTTTTCGTTTTTCTCAGCATCGGCCTTCATCGTGTTTACAGTATTCTGTAATGTCTCGGCAGCTGATTTAAGTTTTACATTGTTTTCTCTCAATGTGTTCATAGTTTCTTGTGACCATAAGTAATAGCTATATCCGCCATAACCTACGCCACTCAATAAAGAAACAAGTATTAAAAATAAATATATCTTAGCCATTTTGTTGATGTATATAGTCTCTAAAACGTTTTAGTAAGACTGTCCTTTTCTTTGATCGTCTATCAGTTACATTGATAGGTTTAAAAGCTTTGCGTGCATGAGGTGCTAAATCGACTCCACCATGCGCTACTGAATTAGTAGGTGCATCCTCTTCCATTTCTTTTTTCTTTTTCATTTCGATATCTCCGAAACTGTAAAATATATTTTTCTCTGAGAACGTAGATGCACACCTTCATAGATATCTAATCCAACAACGTCTCCGACTGGAAAGCAATCATCTAAAATACGAATCTTATCTTTTCTCTTTACAAGCATTTCATGGGATTCGTTTAGCATTTTATCATTCAATACGTGATAAACGCCTGGTGAAATTTGTTTTTCGTCTAGCATAAACCACTGTGAGTTTTCATTAATCAGATCTAATGCATCGATACCTGATTCTTCAAGAGCCCTCTCAGGGTTTACGCCATACTTTTCTTTTAATAAGAACAGAGCGGAAGCGAAGGAACCGACTTTACCGCCTGGTATTAATTTCTTTATATTATAAACTAGTCTATGGAATAAAGTGTACGCACCTTTTTCTGCAGATGTTTCAGGGCTTCTTAACTTTTTACCCTTAGCATCGATAAGACCCATCTTGAACGCCTTGGTCTTATCAAACGAAGTCGTTAAAAGTTTTAAAAATCTAATCGTATATACCAGATCTCCGGCACGTGTCAATATGGGCATCAGATTTTCCTTAACGCTTCGATTGCATTCTTATCCATTTTAATATCTACCATTTGTGTATCCGTAATATGTCTTAGGAATACTAAGAATGGCTTTATTACTTCTAGTTGTTGTTCATTCATCTTAAATAATAAAATATTCAAGGCTGCTTCGATACCAAATACGTTGAAGATTACTATAACATGATTTAGTATCAAGCGATCAGATAACTGACCTGTTTCTAAGTATCGGTTAACTAACCGCTTGATGTATTTAAACCTGTTCAGGTCCTCGTTAAATTCTTCAGCATCTATTCCTAATGGACTGTAATAATTCTTGGCCGCATATAGGAACAAGTTCGCATCATTTAATTCAATTTTCATTTTCTACGTTCTTTTCATAATACCTTTCATTGTATTTATTAACGTAGATTTGTTTTTGCGACGGTCTAGTTCGACACCATTTTCACGACCAAGTTCTTCTAATTCTACTTTAGTCATGCCTTCTAGATCGCCTTCGTTTAATGTTTCAAGTGTTGGTGTCGGATCTGCTTCAGTCAACATCTGTGGACCTTGCGCTGCATTCCACTCATCAATTTGTTCTTGAGTAAAATCCCAACGTACCATAATCCGACCATCCGAGCGCATCCACCCACGTAGGGTAGGCACGCAATCTGCTGGTGCAGCTGGTGCATTTTCCATCATTATTTGTCCTCTACTTTCTTCATAGTTTCTGGCTTTACAGCCTTTTTGTTCACTTCATCTTTTGCTTGATTTGGTACAGTCCTCATCAAGTCTTGTGCATTCTTAGCAACTATTTTTTCATGGTCAACTGAATCATCAGGCACTTGATTACCTTCATGGTCTTTGATCCAGTTCGCAGCAGCTGCTGAGATATGATCTTGGCTTTGATTTACCGTATCAGCCTGATCATCTTTTAGTTTCTTATCAGCGGGAATCATTGGCTCAGGTGCTACAGCATTCTGATTAACCACATTCTTTTCCATGATTCGCTGATAGATTGGCCACTTAGTATCTTCTTGGGCCATATTACTGTCTGAGCTCATAGCTTTTTCACCTTTTTCCTTTTTCTTCTTAGGATTCATTACGACTTCTTCATCTTCTTTACGAGTCTTACGAGCAGGAGTATCACAATCGGCCTGTTCTTTTTTCATCAGGTCATCATGATTCTTCTTAGCATATGCATCAGCCTCAGGTTTAGTATCAAACTCCTTGACTTTCTTATTGTTTACGTCATACACACAGAATTTACCTGTCTCTTTATTTTTCATAACATGGCTTGTTGGATCCATATCATGGTCTTTTTTAGCATCGTAATCTGCTTCATCCATTTTTTTCTTTTTGCGCATCATAGCGAAATCAGAACCGTCGATGTCACCATCTCCGTCTTTGTCTAATTTCTTCTGACCACCTTTTAACTTTTCTTGGACTTGCTGGTAAGCCTGCCCAATGCTTTCGA